TATCACCGTTGTAACTGATAATGATATTCTGAGCTTCAGAATATGACAGTCCTGTACCAATTGTCAGAGTTAAATTAGTACCCGTAGCAACGGCTAACGACGTTGTACTTGTTGTTTTATAGCGATCACCATTAGCGCCAGCAGTGCCTGTAGAACCTGTAGGACCCGTTACACCTTGAATACCTTGAGCGCCTGTTGGGCCGGTAGGGCCTGTAACACCTTGAATACCTTGAGCGCCCGTTGGGCCAACCTCGCCTTGGATGCCCTGTGAACCGGTGGGTCCTTGAATACCTTGGATGCCTTGCGCACCAGTAGGCCCTACAACACCCTGAATACCTTGTGCGCCAGTAGGTCCAGTAACACCCTGAATACCTTGTATACCCTGAGTACCTGTAGGGCCCGTAACACCCTGAATGCCTTGTGCGCCTGTCGGACCCGTAACGCCTTGAATGCCTTGTATACCGGTGGGGCCAACTGCCCCTGTAGGGCCAACGTTACCCTGGACACCCTGTACACCTTGAGAACCTGTTGGGCCTAAAGCACCAGTAGGGCCAGCTACCCCTGTCGGACCCGTAGGTCCAGTGACTTGGCCTGCATCAATCCATGCCGCGCCATTCCAAGCATATAAATGACCGTTTGAGGCAACAACGTAAGTGTCACCCGTTAGATTGCCAGAGATTGGCAAATCATTGATCGTAGCAACAGTGCCTTTAATGGTAATACCGGTGCCTGCCGCACCAGTTGGGCCTGTCGGACCAGAAAGAGGACCAGCATTAACCCATACCATTATGTGTTACTCCAAATATAAATTAAGCCCGTTGCAGCAACAAATACTGCTTGCCCAGGACTACCTGTTGCAGGTAAATCTCCAAACGTTGCAACAGTCTGACTGATTGCTAAACCAGAACCCGTAGCTCCAACCGGGCCTTGAGGTCCTACAGCAAGTACTTCAACAATTGTAGGAGCAAGAGGGGTGTCTTCAACAATAAGACTTGTGTCAGACCCTATTTCTTCAACAATCGTATAGCTCATCTAGTGACCTCTTTAGAAACTTCCACATCACCGTACAGTAAACGGGTGACAATGCCTGTAGAAGAAACCAATTCTAGGTCGTATCTCCCTCGTTGCCAAGTAATAGCGCCTGTGTCAGCAGCTGACACTAACAATTGAATTTTGCCCTGTCCAGCCGTGATAATAATTCGGTTGTTTAGGGTTGTTAAATCTAACAGAACTGTGCTAGAACTGACAGTCTGTCTAATTTGCATACGAGCGGTATAACCTGACAGATTAATAACAGTCCCAGTGCTGTCTTTCCAGACAAACGTTTTGTCTAGTGTTGCACCTTGTTCGATAACAAAATCATATGCAGCGGCGGTCATACAAACCTTTGATATTCAATTTGAACAGAAGCACGGGTCAAACCTTTTGCTACGCGGGTACGAACTTCATTCATGCCGTCGCTGAAACGTTTTAAATACAGCTGCGCAGACTTAGGCTCGTAATATGGTTGATCAGGCGTATCGTACAAACGCGCACGTGCACCCAAGGTAATGAATTCGTAGTACCGTTCAAAGATTTCTTCATCAATTACAGATGAAGCACGCGAAGGCACAACTGCAACACGCAGTTTTATTTGCGCAGTTTCAGAAGTTTGTGGTTTAGGCACCAAAGTAATCTCTTGTGTGCGGCTACGAAAGTAGTAGTAAGGGTTGCCGTCTAAATCATTCCAGTTGGACGTGCGATAAATGCGCGTCAGTTCTTCAACCGCTTTGGGGATCAATAGCTGATCGCCATACCACGCTTCCATAATGTCAACAACTTTATACCCAATATCTGGCTCAAACGGATATACCGAGACACCTTCTATGCTATCCATTGCAGTCAATTCAGTTTGTAACACACGTGTTTTTTCACAAAACTGAATAGCAGCATTGCGAATGGCTTGTACAGCCACAATTTCAGGTACGTCTTTAACGAACTGAATAACATCAGGCAGAAACGCCTCGTAAGATACGTCGCTCATGTTTGTGATCCTGGAATAGCCACATTACGTGGGTTAAGCGCATTAACAGGATCGTTAGTCGCTTCGGTTTGAGCCTTGCCTTGCATAGCCGCTGTAAACGTTGCCAAATAACCTTGGGCCAACTGCAGGCCAGGAGCGTATTCAGCATCTTTGCTACATGCACGGAACAAAATGTAATCAACCAATGCAGACTGGAAGATATCAAAAATTGGAATAACTTGATTTTCAGTTGTCAAGTTAGTAGGCTGAGCTGAATAGTTCAACTCAACGTATTGAGTCCCAGTGTTGGGAGGGTATACGTAAAACGCCGTTTGATCTTGGATGTCGTAGATGAAGTTTTTAACTTCGGCTTTTGGAATTCCGGTATGCCAGTACGGATCAAATCCATCAAGCACTTCACGAGACACAATACGAATTGCACGACCAGCAGCTGAGCCAGTAGTACCCATATTGCGATAAATCTGTAACAACAACCAACCGTCTGAAGGAATTGTTTGCCGTGTTCCAGCAGTCAATAACTTCGAAACGGTGGTCGATGAAGCACTCGGTTGCATGGTTACGATTTGGCGCATACCATCGTTTAGCCAGCTGAGTAATTCAGCACGGGTCCAACGAACATTGGCAATATCAGTTAACTGAATTGCCGCTTTGTTGATAATGGTTTGTGCGGTTACCGTACCCATAATTCACCTTATCAAGTTACAGCAAGAGCTGCAACAATTGCGGGGACTTGCGTGCCAGACCACAGACCTTGAACAACTAAGTTGTTAGAGGTTGCAGTACCTGCATCAAGGCCAGTGATACCTAGAGCTTGTGTATAAGTAAAACCTGCAGATACCAAACCATCGATGTTGGAAGTAGTATCTTCAGCAATTACAGCTTGCGCTTGAGGCAAGGACAAACCACTAGAAATGAGATCGTCAATAATGGCCATGGTGTTCTCCTTAGGTTAATAAATGGCAGGGGCCGGAGCCCCCGCCGTCTCCGGTAGGAGTTTAACCTGCAGCGACCAACAAAGCCAGACCATTAGGCTGTACAACGCTAGTGCCGTACACGTTCAAGCCGCGAACCAACGTACCAAAGTCGTTAGGGTTCTGCAAGCTCTCAACCTTAGCGATCTGAGAAGCGAAGGTAATGGCAGACTTATGGCCAGCAATCACGGCGTGACGCTTAACTGCGCTAGACAAGTTAGCATCGGTACCAGTATTGGGGTTCATCCAAGTTTTGCCAGCAGCGCCACGTGGGACCAAGTTAGACACATACACTGTGAAACGGTCGATCATGCCGATCTTGCCGTTACGCAACACGCTAGAAGCGTCGCCCATGAACTGAGCTTGTGCCAAGTTAGATTGCATCAGAATCTGACGCTCTGTGGGGGTAATGATCAACCAACGGTCTGTCTCAGGCACGTTGGCTTCATCCAACACGCTTGACAAAGCAGTGATGCTAGACAAGATGTTAGAGGCAGTCAAAGTGATGGCAGATGTGTCAATACCGAGGTTGTAGCCACCGGAGATAGCACCAGCAGTTGCGCCTTGGTTAGAAGCAGAGCCTTGGTTGAAGTTGGTATACAGAACGTCTTTATCGATCTGAATCTTCATTTGCATGGCAGCGTCGTTGGTGAACATGTCCATCAACTTAGGCTTGGCTTGCAACTCGAGAACGTTGTTCACGTTCACGCCGAAGTACTTACCTTTGTTGATAACCAACTGCAATGTGCTAGGAGCAGGCACTTCATAAGCCAAGTTTTGGCCGATAGAGTAGCTGTTGATGGTGATGGAAGGGATCGTGTTGATGATCACTGTGTCACCCATGCCGGTGATGTCACCTTGCCAGTCAGTGTTGGCGATTTCACCAAAAACTGTGGCGGCATAGAATTTCTGGGCCAGCTTGCCAGACCAGAGAGCGGGGATGAAAGAACCGGAGTAAGCGGTTCCAGAATAGGCAACCTGACCGCCGGGGGTATTAAAACCACCGGAGTTAATGGGATAGGCTGCTGCTGCGGTAATTGTAGACATGGTCTAGTCCTTTTTTAAAAAACAAAAATTAAAAACTGACCGCTACAACTAAGACATTCTTAACGAATTCGGCCTTCATTGATAGCGGCATGGATATCTCTCTCAATCTGCACCGCTTCTGCCTCATCGATCAACCCCCGTCTCCATTCAGTGTAAAACGAATCAATATCCGAGGTGGTATAGAGCCGTTTATCTGCTGACGAAGTTGTAGGAGCAGGCGACGTATGCGAGCGGGTCGGTGCTACTTGACGCTGAAGTTCTCGGTTAGCTTGAGGACGCTGAGCTGGGGCAAGCGTGGCTTTATACTGCTTGAAGATCGTTGCAGTACGGTTCGCGTCTAGCGACTCATACGCATTGGTCAAAGCGTACTGGCGAGGCATCCCATAAACTGGGTCTACTTCAGCCAACCATGTCAGGAAACCTTGATCTATGTTCATGGCTTCCCAATCTGGGACTTGCGAACTTAAAGCAGCTTCGTAGCGATCTTTATCAGATACCACTTGGCGCTCGGTCACATTCCCCAGCTTACCTTTTAACTCATTGATCTCGGCACGAAGTTGAGTTTCAAGATCGCGGTTACCCGCTAGTTTCTGCTCAGTCGCACGGTCAATCAAATCCAACAAGTCAGAGCCAAAAGCCTCTTTGTCTTGTTCAGTGATAAGAGTCTTAGCCGTTACTGGCTCCGGTCTGGGCTGCTGTGCTTTAGCTGTAGCCGCTTCTGCAATAAGACTTTGAACCTGTTGGTTCATCTCACGCATCTGCGAATGCAAACGTGGCACTTCAGCGTCATACATGCCTTTGAGCGTCAGGTACTTACGTTCCCAAGTTTCTTCCGGCACCGGTGCTGGTCTCGGTTCATTCTCTTGCGAGACGGGCTGTGCTAATGTATTAGGGTCGGGCTGTGGGTCTATAGCAGTTTGGGGCGCAGTCTCCGTTTGATCGGTCTGTCCTGTCATCTGGGCTACAAAAGCATCAGCTTGTTCAACTTGTTCCTGAATTACACGTGGCAATGCCATATCTCTATCTCCTTCGCTCCGACTACGCTTTAAGACTCCGGCTTTACGGTCAGTCTCTATTCGCTTACGGTCTGCTACTGTTAAATTAAAAATTTAGGTTTGCGCTCCGACTTAACGGTCTGCGCTTACCTGCGGGTTTTGGCGTACAGCATTTCTGCTTGGTCCACCATCTCAAGGAACTCCCTGAGTTCGAGGTTCCGGCCTTGCAGCCGAGACTTCATTTCTTCACCTTGAACGTCACCAAGTCTTTCGAGAGTCTCTTGGCGGCGATCTTTCAAAAATTCTATCAATGGTTGCATCTCAGGGGAGCGCAGTAACCCTAGGCACCGCGCTACTCTTTCATCGACACGAACCATTTACTTGCACATGCCATCAGTTTTAGCTTTGTCAGCAGTGTACTCAGCACCACCACGCTTTAATGTAGCGATGATGTCACCGTTGCTACCGCCGCCGCCAACTGAGCCGCCTTTAGACATGCCGTCAGTTTTAGCTGAATCTTGAGCGTAGCCAGCTGGGCGTGACTCTTTAGGGTTAATTGCTTGCATTTGGATGCTCCTTTAATAAGCGAAATGATATACCGGAAAACAGTGTTGTCAACTACCAACACCAGGGATTGCTGCAAAATTATTTGTCACGGGAGCACCATTCTGAAGCTGCGCACCGGGACCTGGGTTTGGTGGTGAACCACCTGCTTCGACTTGACCAGTTGCCTGAGCAAGTTGTTGCTGCTGAGCGAGTTGCGCCGCTTGTGCTTGCGCCATACGCTGCTTAATAATTTCCACTGGAGGAACAATGCGATCAGGGTTCATGTCCAAAGTCTTTGCACCTTGACGCAACAACTCGGCAACACCTTCAACACCAATGATTTGCTGAGCAAACGGACTGGTCAATGCAATCTGCAAGAACTGGTTCTGACGAACCTGTGCTTGTTCTTTGACAATCAAAGAAACTGCGCCGCGTGCAACGATATTAATATCGCCCTTCAAATCGGGATCAGTGCCGTAGCGCATATTGTAGTAATACAACCGGTCAATAACAGGAGAGATAACATTGCCGTCAATATTAGCAACCACCTGCTTGATGGCTTTACCAGCGTTGCTCATCAGCATACTCATACCAGAAGCAGTGCGACCTGCGCCGCCTGCAGGGCTGTCGCCCGTCATGTAACGTGGAATGCCTGTGTACTCGTCAGCCAAAATGCTGAACTTCTCAAACACTGCCATCAACTCTTGCGATAACGAGCTAGGCTGGAAGAACTGCATAGGAGGAGCAGAACCATTGAGCGGGTCAGATGTAACCTGCCATACCTTCCATGGGTACATCTGTGTGATGTTCTCACCCTGTGGCAACCGGTCAATGTTGTAAACAACTTGAGGACCAGACGCAATAGACATGTTGTTCACCAATGCACGTGCAGTGGCATTACAGACGTCTTGTGCATCACGGCACAGATCAGCTACAGAGTTACCCCAGTACGCGCCAGGAACTTCTTCATACGATGCTTTGTAGTAAGGACGACGGCCTAGTGGGTCAGGGTTGATAACTGCTTTGATAACCCAGTCAGCAATGATCCATGCTTCAACGGGGTACTCTGCAAGTGGGTCCGGTATTTCGTCAGCAGACATGCCCCAGTCAAGTAACAACTGGCCTTGTACGCTACCCCAGAACTGTAGTGCATCAATCAGTTTAGAAGGGTTCTGCTGAACGCCCATGGTGGACTTACCTTCAGCAGCGGCCTTGTTCATGTCAACGTAAATCCAGTCACGCAGACCGCCTTTACCATATGTCTCAAGCACCGCACGAATAGCACCTTCGCTGTAACCTTCGACACCTATCATGGCTTGCAAATCAGCGCGAGATAATTTATGACGCTCAATCAAGTCACCTTGATTTACATCTGATGCATCAGCAGATGGGTAGATGTTAAAGGGGTCTACGCGTTCCCACTCCATTACAAGTTCTTCGTTCTGCTCTAGCGTATATTGACCGTCTTGCGTAGGAATCCATTTTAATTTTGGACGCTTACGAATGATGGGACCTTTGATAAACGCTGATGGAAACGTTGTAATGTCATCAAGGAATTCTGAAAACGCTTTAGACCAATTGCCTTCTTGCAGCTGGTCTTCCATTTTCACTTCCATGCGCTCTGCTGTGCGCTTGGCTAAATCTTTCAAGTGAGACAGCGCCATGTCTTTCATCTCAAGCAAGCGCTCACGTACCTGCTGATCTGTTGGCGGTGTACCATTTAAATACAACTGCTCAACTTCCATCTGTGCTTGCTGCAAAATACCTTCTACTTCGTTCGGAGGCAGATCAGGTAACGCTGTAGGCTCGATGGTCCAAGGCTTGTCATCTGACGCTGTAACTAACGTATCACGCAGCCAACTAGATGCTGCACGGCACTTGTTCGATGTGATCATCATGTAGATGGTCGAACTGCCCTGCTCACGCAGTTGTGCAAGTTTATCGGGATCATATTCACCGCGACGTGCACGCACTGACTTGAGCATTTTAATCTCAGAGGTCATCTGCTTTGCCATCATGGATGACATCCACTGCTTACGGATATAACCGTTAAGCGCTTGTACTACAGGCTGCGAATTAGCTTGCTGTGCGGTTGCACGTTCTTCTGCCATCGCTTTGAGCGATTTAATGGTGACAAGGCCACCACCCGCCGAGATAGTTCCCGGTGCGGCAGAATTCGTCATGTTCAAGCCAAGTTGCATAGTGCTACCTTACCAATATTTTGGGATGTGTCAAGTCCACGCGTAATCGACGCGTTTAACTTCAACGGCTTTTCTCTGCCACGTATCCCCGGTTACGTTTCCATCCGCATGTAAGCATGCATACTGATGCGCATCAGCAATGTGGGAATGCGAGTTTTTCTCGGGCTTATCATCAGCCTCGCCGTTCTGACGGATTTTATACCTATATCCACCTCGAAGGGAAGCAATTAAATTTGTACAACACGGATCAATTAGATGACCAGGTTTGCCATCCACCGTTCTAGTGAGCATCTTATCGACTGCATTGATACGTGCAACAACACTGTTTGACTTAGCAGAAATGACTCTAAACCCTTCTGCGCGCAAGATATCAAACACCGATCTCTCGTCTGTCTGAGCCCTCTGCTGCCCCGCAGGGTCGCCAATAATCAACACATTCATTCCCGGAAACCTGTTTGCCAACAGCGGTTTAAGCTTCTCACGGCAGAACCTCAGCGTCCCCATACCGTCCGATGTCAGGTCCGCAAACGTCAATAGCCTACCCTGCGCATCCACCTGATTGATCGTACATGCTGGGGTTAACCCGAAGTCCATGCCAATAATGAGGGGGTGAGTCTGCAGTTTGATGTGATTGAGCGCCTGCTTAGCCACATGCGTCTCTTTGTTAAACGCTTTAAATACCGGCTGA